AAGATCAGATTAAAGCGGACAGTGCTTGGCAAGAATATATTAACAATCTGTAGATAAAAGAAAACCCCGCCTGGATAAACCGGACGGGGTATTTTTATGCCTATTATCTTTGTTTGATCTCAGATAAAACCATCAAGATGACACTGGCAATTGCAACAGCAACTTCAGGAGGGATTACAACACCAAAGAATGTGGTTGATCCCCATGTTATGATTGTTGTCAGGGATGCACCAATCCCCATTGCATTTCTTTTGGATGATTCAACCATCTTATTGTTTTTATCAAATTTCATTATCACCATCCTCCCCCACAACGATTGAGTCGGACAGAACGATAAAAGGCTTGTTGCATTATCACTGATCCACCATCTTTCTTGATCATCTCTTTGAATAGTTCATCTGCGAAGTCTTTTGAGAATCTTGTATAAAGATGGCTGTACATGTAATCATGGACACAACTGGCCCAGATGGCTTCTGTCACAAAAGGGTGGTAAAGCCGGTGGAAGATTCTGGGAATAGATGAACCGTCAGTTACATATCCTTTTGGTACAGTAATGGTTATGTCATTATCCACTGTGATAATGAAGTCTTCAACCAGCATCACTTTATCAGATCGTTTACTCAGATGTGGTGCTGGATAGCTCTTCGGAACTGGTGTCGTTATCAGCAGTGTCCTGTAAGATATTTCCATTGTCATCACCCTCTACAATGTTTTCGACAAATACATCACACAAGCCCCTGTCAGGGTATTCGCCATACAAGCGCTTGATGATCTTTTGATAGACTGCCCTTTGTGTCGGATCAGTTTCTAGGCAGTATTGCTGATACAATGTGAAGAATGAATGGTATGTATCCCCGAACTGATAATCATCATCAAATGGGGTCTTGATGCTGGAACAAGCGGATAGGAAAAGTGACAACACAATTCCCAGGCTAACTACTTTAATACTCATTTGAACATACCTCTTTTTCAGATAGCGCTTTCAGGGCTTTGACTTCTGATTCTAATGATTCCACCCTGTTTGATAATGAATCTAATCTGATTTGTGTGTTTCTTTGATAATCATTCAAGGAACTGTTCATCTTGGAATAGCGTCGGTAAAGTTCTTCATAATAAGATTCATTTTCATTTCTTAGTTCAGTCTCAATAGATTGTTCCCACAACACCCTGGCTGCTGAATCAGATAATCTGCCCAGAAAACTCATAAAGATAATACTGGTATAAACAAGAATGAGCACCAATGCTAGGACAATCAATTTTTCCCCATGTGTTTTAACCCATCTTATCATCACCCCCGGTCCTTATGCTTGCCTACTTCCCTGTATTTTGATTTCTGAACTCTTTTTGAAATTCCTTAGTATCTTCAATAAGGATTGTAAGCTGCCGATAAATTTCCCTTTGCTGTGCTTCCAGTGATTGGATTCTGACATCAATGTAATCCGTTACCTGCCTAATCTGCCTATCCAATCGTTCGTCAGTTACAGCCGTTGAAGTGATCCTGTAAATCCTTTCTTGGTTGGTATCAATCTGGGATTGAAGATTTGAGCTGATAATCCCTCCTAGTGAAAGTATAACTGTAAGAAGGGCGGCACCGCCGCCCAGAATCCATGCACGATTATTTTCAGGAAGAATGTTGTTAGAACCCATGGGATAATACCTTATTCTTCAGTTTGTGCCGGGGGGTTATCATCCGCAACGAATGAAGAAATGGATTGAACAATCGGCAGTATTTCTTCGAGGGTGTTGGCTGCATCAAGTGATTCATGTACTTCTTTGCACCAACTGAAGCAACGTTGCACATGACGGGAAACTGTACGGCCAATCATTAGGGCGGTATCAGTATCAATTGTAGCCCACTGGCCCGGAACAAACTCAAAGTCTACTGACTGTAGTTCAGGATCATTATTGATGGTGGTGGCTAATTGTGCCAGACGATTCTGAGAATCTTCATCTGTGCGAACAAACATCTCAGGGTTGATCCAGTAACCACCACGTTCCACTTCACGCCTGCGGGCAGATGCACGGGACTTAAATTCTTCCCGCATGATAATGTAGAAATCTTCTTCTGGAACTTCCTGCATCCAATCTTCTGGGATATAATCATCTTCAGCAATGCCATAAATATCAGGCACACCAGAAGCATAAGTAGATTGAATATCAAATGTGGGGACAACACCTTCAGGATGTTTAGGCCCATTTCTAGCAGGGGCTTGTGAAACGGGGTTGTTAGTTTTGTTGTCAACGAGTGTGTAGCGAATATGTTTCATTGTGAGATTTTCCTTTTGTAGCGATTAACTAGATTATAATGTTTCTCAGACTGCTCCAGAAAAGCAATCGTACTGTCATGAGAGAGGCAGTCATCTATCTGTGAGAAGATTTTATTAACTGTCTTGTTCAACGGAACCCTTCGGAAAGGGTATATGGTCTGCCCTACAAACGAAACACCTCTCTTGATTGGCTGTAGGATTGTTTTTCGAGGATTAAGTTCTAGGTTCATCTTTTGTAAGAAATCAGAAACTTGCAGCTCAATGTTCTTTAGCTCCTTTGTAGATTTTCCTAGAATAACAAAGTCATCAACATATCGGATGTATTTTTCCACTTTTAGAACATGCTTCACAAACTTGTCAAAATAGTCCATCAGCACATTTGCGAAGAATTGGCTTGTAAGGTTACCTATTGGCAGACCAAACCCAGCTTTAGCAAGAAGTAATTTCTTCCTATCTGGTACTTTCTCAAAATCCTCCTCAGATGAATTGAACACCACATTTGTTCTAGGGTCATGGTGTAGAACCATGTACACAAGGTCACTTAACCATTCAATTGAGACTTTTGGTTCTAATAGTGACCAAAGAACAGATTTATCTATAGACACAAAAAAGTTTGACAAATCACATTTGAGATAAAAGTAATCATGCTGCCAGTTGTTTGTGTATGACCTTATGTGCTTTTCCAAGCGTTGGGCGCCATACATTGTCCCCCTTCCGGGAATACAAGCACAAGAATCAGCCAAAAATGATCTATTGAATTTAGGCCCAATCCTATTATATATCAGGTGATGAACAACTCTGTCCCTGAAACCCGCAGCCCATATTTCCCTGACACGTGGCTTCTTAACAACAAAACATACTGACTCTCCTATCGCATATGTGCCGGACCGAAGATCGGTATACAAACTTTGCAGGTTATTTTCTAAGTCTATTTCAAATTCTATTGCGCTTTCTGAGTTACGCTTGTTTTTTCTACAATCAAAATAAGCAGTAACTACTTCATCAAAAGTAATATCGCAAGGTGTATGCAGCATAAATTTCCCTATCAGTAATACTTTGCGGACGTAGTTCGAGTTCGTCTTAGTGTTCGTGTTCTGGTTGCCATTGTTGAAGTTCTGGTTCCAGGCGTTACTCGCAGAGTTCTGCGTCATGTGTTCATATTACACGCACCAATTAACGAAACTTTATTACAGTAATCGTTAAGGGCTGGAATTTGTACCTTATCCGTCTTTCGAGGGAGAACACCAAAGTATTCGGTTCAGTGCAATGTGCCTTGACACATTACAAACAGACCTTTTCCTTTTTAATTTGTTTATCCGTATAATTGTACCATTTCCTAGCCTGTTCCTGCGTTACCAAGAGCGGTTCAATAATACGAGAGAACGTCTTTCGGGGGATGATGCCTGTGTCCCTTCCAGAACGTATATCAATAATCAGAATATCAAGATTATCTTTAAGTTGCTCAAGAAATTCTAAACGTCTAGATTTTATTTTAGTCGCGTTAGCTTTCTTGATTAAGTTGATATTATCCCTTGCGATATGTCTCAAATCTTCACCCAGAGTCCTCTTAAAATCTTTTCTGATATTTTTTACTGTGTAAAGAATTTCGTTTAACAGTTTGTATGCTTCTTTATAAATATCAAGATGGTAATACTCTGACATGAAGATGGTTCCTTATTGTTGTAAGATTTAAAGGTGGGGCTGCCGAAAGGCAGCGCACCACCAAGGTTTAGTTTTTAGGGATGGGCATTCCGTTCCAACTACGCTGCGCTTCGTTACACTTCAACCCATCTAACTGCGCGGACGTAGGTCGAGGTCGTCTTAGTGCTCGTGAACTGGTAGCCATTGAAGAAGGACTGGCCCCAGGCGTAACTCGCAGAGGACTGCGTAGACGACCAATAGTAGTTTTCAAAGAACGCCTCTGCGCCACCCGTCTGGTAAATAATAAGTGACGTTTGTGCCGGATTGCTGCTAGTATAACCCGCTCCCACCGGATCACTATTCGGGTTAGTGCCGTTAGTTGCACCGTGCAATGACCTGCTGTCTGTATTGTTACTTCCCGTGCCGGGTTTCAGGTAACGATAGCAAATCTCCAATTCATCTGCACTTGGAAGATGCCAGTCATTAAACCCGTTGATATTTAGATTCGCACAGAAATTGGCAGCAGGGTGGGCCGATGCACCAGCATCTATCATTGCGGCTGTGTTGGAACGGCCATTATTGGTGGAATCTGTCCCAGATGTAGTTGTCTGTGAAGTTTTCCACTGTAAAGTGCTGGGTGCTTCCCCTCCTTGTGCTTTTGGCGCAACAACCAACGCATAAGTTGTCCCATTTACAATGATGTTGGCACCGGCGTAATAGCCACCACCAAGCGGCTGTCCAGCACTGCTCGGATCAAATGTGAAGAATTGTTCTTCAGTCGTAAACGTCGATGTGCCCCAAGCAGACGCACCAAGTTGACTGCCAATATACCTCACACGGATCAGATATTCCGTGGATTCATTCAAAACACCAGACGGAACAGTAATTGACGTTTTGTTGGAAGTATTGTTATAACTAGACCAGACAAGACTGTTATTGCTCACCAAACGGATTTCCCAATCAGTTGCTTGGTGATTCTCAGCAACCGGACTAGAGAAAGCACTGGTCGTAATCGTCGGGTTTTCTTCTACATCAATCTGCCCATTTGTCGGGGAAATAATTATCGGTGTGTCTGGACGAGCAGCAGTCGTGAACATAACAGTTGTTGACCAAGAACTAATCCCGAGCGTGTTGCCACGATGTCTCACCCTAGCATAATATGTTGTTTCAAGATCAAGTGCAGGGGATACTTGCCACTGGGTCAGATTAACAGTATCTTCCAAGGAGCTTGCCACAACATTGATGAAAGATGGATCGGTTGCTACTTGCCAATCAGAGGATACATGCACATCACCAAAACCCGCTGGTGTAGTTCTGAAATCAGTGGATTGGAACGTGACAGTGTTGATAATATCTGTTGAACCATTCCCAGGGAAAGTAATCACAGGACGATCCACCCGTGATTCGCCAATAGCGATTTCAAAACTATAATCTACACCAGATTTGGTTACTGTCAGGATAGCACCACCAGTAGAACCTGGATCAACATTCACGGTGACAATATGGTCGGTTATGGTAGCTGAACCAGAACCACCATCCACAAATTCAACAGATACTGAGTAGGTATCAAATGAAGAATAATTGGTGATGGTGTAATCTGCAAATGTTCCTGCTGTCACAACCGGATTACCTTGGATTGCAACACCTGCGGTTGTGGCTTTAATTTCATCAGACACAGATTTCAATTGAACAGGGTTAACAAAACGATCTTCACCAGTGCCATTATCAATATCCTGCTGCCTTGCTGCACGAACACCGCCCCTGTGTGTGGTAGAAGGTTCAGGCAAAACACTTGGGTCAAGAATACCAGACCGCACCCATTCAGCCTGAATATTTTCAATCATCTGCCGAAGCTGTGCAGTGCTTGCAACAATAGAGCCGGGGGTGCCCTGTTCAATATCCTGCTGGGATGCCATTCGGACAACACCAGTATCAGTCGTTGAAGCAAGTTCTTTCAATGCGCTGAAGTCAAAAGGACGCTCCCAGAAACCCTGGTCATCATACTTAGGATTTACACCTGTATGGGTTTGCAATGCACGATAGATAACCCCATCTTCATCTTGCACATAGGACTGCCCTTCCTGATATTCAACCGTTGCATCCCATTCAGAGATACCATGTTGGATGATATGTGATAGGGCAGTTTGTGTCCGGTTATTGATCCAGTTTTCAAATTGGAAAGGAGGGATTTCAGCAATCCAGCCTTGCTGTTTCTTAGCATCAGTGGGTTCAACAGCTTCACCAGAGGAAGCCCAGATGAACCGTGTAAAATTAAGGGGTAAATCAATTTTAGCCATTTTAGTAGCACCTTATATAGTTAATTAACAATCGAGGAGTATTTGCCACCCACCGTCAGGGTGGTGTTATTAGGGTCACGGTATTCAATCCGTTTTATGGGGCCATCGTAGATGATGTTGTTTGCATCATCACTTTCACCGAGTGACTTCCAGCGCGAACCTATTCTGGGATCATTAACGTCACCAAATGATTCAGCAAACTCTGCGCCTTCAAATCCAAAAAATCCAAAGGATTCATAATAAGGCACATAATCCGCCACTTCTCTCAGATCGCCATACCCTTGCGCACCACTAACACCAGAGAAGGCAAAGAACTGGCTGGGATCATATTCCGAATACAGATCAACATTCACGCCAGCAGGCTTAACAATCAGTGTTCTGTCAACACCATCCAGGTAGCTGTACTTGAGAAGGTTCTTTTCAGTCTGCGTTAGCCGGGCACCAATTGCCACACGATAAGAAGCAGGGGCTTCGTTCTCAATCAAATGCACCTTATCCGCTTGGAACAAGAATTTGATTGATGCAATTATATCTTCACTTGTTGCAACGGTTGTGTTGCGGATGATTTTCGCCCGGATGAAGAGCCTGTATTCATCATCTGATAACAGGATGTTGCCCGTCGAAGATTCACCTAAAGATCGCCACCGGCCACCTAATGAAGAATCATTCAGATCACCATACGATCTTGAAATAGATAATCCTTGGAAGCCAAAGAAAGCAATCAAATCCGCATCAATCAGAAGCCTTGGTTGCCCAACAATATCCCCAATGTTATCTAATTGAACACCCACAGCACGATCAATATATTTAATATCATCAATCTGCGAAAGTGTTTCTTGGAGTGTGTTGGACGATTGTAGCCAAGTTTCAATTAAGGCATCAAAATTAGGCTTCTGTTTGAATTGTTCTGTGTATCTTCCACGGGCCACTTCAAGATAATTTTCTTGATTGATAGCCATAATCAATTCACCGTAATGGTTATGTAGCTGAAAGCACTTCTGGCAATTTCATCGAATGCAACTTCGATATTAGACGTGCCTGTTGGATTAGGTGAAGTACCAATAAACAATGAATCAATTTGATGATTACGCACACTGTTAATAGGTGTATACATGCGGGAATAAATCACATTATCACCAATAGTGTAAGTTTCATCAATATAATCAATAATAGCCTGCCTAATCTGGTCAGGCCCATTGGCTGGAAAGCCATCAAGTGCAGTGATGGTCAAATCCACATATATTGGGACTTCAACAGGACGGATGAAGTGGATGTCTTGCCCAAACCCTTGGGAATCATTTATCGTAACAACCGTATTACCGAATGTCTGAATCCCACCAGGCTTGTTCTGCCAGATAACATTAGCGATTTCTAATGAATTTCCTCCTTCGACCACAGTTACGATTGAATGTTCAGGGAACCCCCTTTCGTCAACTTCACCTGTTGCATTCTCATAGACAATAACTTCTTCAATACCTTGCAGCCCAAGAATGTCAGAATAGATTGCTTCCAGCGTATTGCTTGCCCGAGTTTCCTTTGAATTAGCAAACCGGATTCGTAGCTCTTCATCTGTTTCACGTTCACGGCCAACAGTCGCATCAACCGGATTTATGACAGACACCCAGCCACCAATCGGGGCAGCAACCGTATCAATTGTGCCTTCTGGCTGTTCTATAACCCCAATGTTCTGGGCAACAGCAGTGCCAATCTTCGATATTTCCCGAGCAACCACATTAGCCGAACTGGCAAAGTTTGTTGTGCGGAATGTATCAGTTGAATTGATTTGAAGAATACGAGGGTTGGTGATAAGCACTTCAGATGTGAAGATACTTAATTGGTCAAATTGTGCCGACAGGGCTGAAGCAATATCTTCCACAGTATCTTCTGCTTGGGCGATATAGCTAACTGTTGAACCAGAATGTGTGATACTGTATGTATTCCCAGGGACAGCATTGACAGGTTCAAATTGGATCATCACCACATTATTTGTGTCGAAAAACACAGGGGCATTGATTTCAAAAACTTCCCCCGTAAATGAACTTGACACCAGACTACCGGCAGGGATTTCTGTCCCCCTGATTGCTGTCAGTATCACAGGGGAAGTTGTTGCTTGTGCATTGAAGCGGGTGATCCCCGCCAGTTCAGCCAAAGCATCGAGTGATGGCCCTGTGGCCCTATTCGGAAAGAAACTGTTATAGACTTCTTCAGATGCTTCCCACAGATCAGACAGGGAAGGGGATGTGATCCTAAGTGCCCTGCCTAAAACACTGTTGGTGTCAGTCTGGATGCCTGCACCAAACTGGATAACTGCTTCACTTTCTAAGTCTTGGATTATTTCACGTAACCGCTTAATCTCAAGTCCTTCTGGTGTAATTCCTGCCATATCTTTCTCCTTCTTTTATCACAATGTTATTTCAACAGGAATGGGTTCACTTGCGTTAGAAGAACGAACTTGAAAGGTAAGTGTGTATATCCGATTAGTTGCATCAACCACAGACTGAAAATCTAACACTTGCTGCACATCTGCTTCCTCAGAGATTGCCCGGAGGAAAATAGCATCAATTGTGGCTTTACTTGTTCCCTTCCCGAAGATCAGTTGGTAGTAAGGTATCCCTTCAGTAACATCCAAAAACCATTCTTCCCTGAATGTGGTCAATTTGATCTTTAACTTTTGGGCAAGTGATTCTGATTCATTTTGGGTTAAACTGAATTGTCCGTTCTCTATTAGAATATCATGGGTTTGTTCGTCAAGTTTAATATCCATAGGATTACCTTATTGGGGCGGACCAGTAGGACCACCATTATCATTCTCAGGATGAACATGACTGATCAATGAAATACCGCTGGCTGTTACATCATCACTAACATCAACGGAGCCAGTGATTGTTGCAGCAGAACCACCACCACTTGCTGAACCTACCATACCAGAAACATAAGTCAGCACACCTTCAACCAACATATTGCCTGTTACAGTTGTTTGTGGAGAATCAATCGTGGTTGAACTTGAAGCATTGATTGTGGCAGACTGGGTATTGACCACAGATGATTGTGCGGCATTGATAACCGATTCTTGGCAGTTCACTTCAACTTTACCAGGGGAATTGATAATAATATCACCAGATGCTTTCAACCGAACTTCACATTCATTGCCCGTTCCTATATTGTGTGAAACAACAGTATCGGAAACATCGTGTGATAATGATCTATGGGCTGGGTTATTTCTGGCTTGTGGAAACGAATACAATCCTGGAATAGCCATTGCGTCATTGCGGGAATATTTCCTCAGATCAGTTGGGATATGATTGTTTTCAGAACCTAACTTGAATCGGTCAATAGATCGTTGCGAAAAGACACAG